TACCTCGTAAACCTTTGGATCGGTCACATTTGCTTTTTCTTTGGTAAATTTAAAGTTGGTTGCCATAATTGCTCCTTTTGAGTTATTTTACACCCTGATGACTTTTCCACGAAACTCTACATGAGTTTTATCCACCACTTTTACAACTTCAGGCCAGAGTAGCATTCCTTTATAAAAGGTTAGCACAGCAAACCCTGATCTCCAGTTAGTAGGAGAATTCTCTAAATAGTTTTCAAATTGTGGGCCGTAAGGATCGGCTAATGTACCTGTGTCAATACCATATCTTGTTCCATTGTAGTCATCAAATGGACTAATTTTTAAGGAGTGAAGATGGCCTGTGACCATTGTTACTCCAGCGTTAACAGTATTATTATGAGTCGCATGAACCCCACCTTTCCACCTGTGTTTTACTATAACGCTTTCTGTTAACCAAGTAGACCAGCAAGGTTGCCAAGCAGGGAAGTGGTCTTTTAGGCTAAAACCTTTAATATATTCATACTGTGGAGCGTTCGCAGCTAACCTATTTTCAAATCGGGCATCGTGATTTCCAAGAGGCCAAATCAACTTCATCTTGTGGTTGACCTTCATGGCCTCGTCTTCTATCTCTCCAAGGGCTATTTCACAGGCTTTAAGCTCACCAATTAGACTAGGTGTACTATCCCAGCCGATTCTAGGAAAACGGCTTATAGACGCTCCATCAAACGCATCACCATTATTAACGACTACTTTAATATCCTCTAGGTTTTGTAAAGCCCATATTAATCCTCTATAAGCTGTGGTCTTAATGCCAGGCCAGAAATGAGCGTCTGAGAAAATAATAACTGTGCCGTTTTCAATGCCTAAATTGATTCTTTCTGGTTTGGGTGTGATTCTTTCTCTGACTGTTACTGTATCTAAACTATGCTGATATTTGGCTTCTATTGCGTTGCGTCTCAACTGAATTGCTCTAACTGACATCCCTGTTTCAGCAGACATATTGCCTGGATTGCTATTACAAAGCTGGAATAAAGTTATAAATTCTTCATCGTTAAAAATAGCCGTCATAGTTTCTTTCTCCAGTAGAGAGAGTGTTTTCCCGCCCAAGGAATTGAGGGGTTAAACAAGCGATATTGCAGTGCAATCAAGGAATTAGACGATGGAGGGTTGTCTGTGGTGTCAGTAATTAGCCAGTTGAAACCTACTCTCCTGGCCATTTTCTCTCTTGCTCGTATAAGACGTTTTTGCAATCCTCGACCACGAAATGTTCGTATAACACCACTACGACACAAGTAACCGCAATCAAGCCACCGGCTAGAGCAAACAAGCCCAGCAAATCCACAAGGCACATCATTCTCATAGGCTACCCACCACCAACCCTCTTTAGCGTTGTATAAAGTATCGTAGGGCAAACACTCTTTTTGCAGTTTGTTCAATAATTCGAGGTTTTCTTGAACACTTGAGTCTATGAGCTTGATTTGCATATGTTTATTGTCGTGATCAATTATGACACCAATTCGACAAAAAAAAAGGGGGAATAATCCCCCTTAAAAGTCGACAACTGCAAGTTAAGAATACTTCCTAGTTCCTTGCTTGTCAATAATTAGTGCCATTTTTCGGGGTTTATCATAGGGGTTGTTAGGGATAGAAACGTGAGTCCACCTGTCAAATTCCCTAATTACTTGGTCAAATTCAAGGTTAGACCCAATAATTTCTTTGGTTACTTGGTCTGGAGTCATATTAGGCACACGAATATCAGCAGCGCACCCAACCCGATGCTGAGAAGTATCTTTACTTCCAACTGCGTCATTAACTTCTTTAGACCTAAACGCCGAGTTAACCATAATTGGAGAATTGCCCAGAAGTTGTTTGACAAGCTCAAGGAACTCAGCCAGACGCATAAGATTAGCCTTTTCAGTCTCATTAGGTTCATTTGTAAATTCTCGATGATCTGTGTGGGTGAGTTCGTCAAGTGTAAAGTGATTTGTAAGCTGTGTCATTTTGCTATGGGCGTTGATTGGTGAATGAGCTGGTCTTTAGCCTGGCTAGATGCTGAACTACCAAAATAGAAACTTATAACTCCTGTCCAAGCAGTTCCAAGTGAACCTAAAAGTATCATTAACGCTTCACTTGATTGAACGTGTCCGGACATCATCCCCACCATAATGCCAAAAAACCCGATGGTTATGCCAATAGCTAAGATGGGAGGTATCCAAGACTTAACAGTCATTTGCATATCTCTAGCCGACTTTCTGTCCTGAGTCGCTAGTTGTTCAAAGTCCAAGCTCATCTCTTGAGCTTTTGCTTTAATGGCTAACTCTGCTGCTTGTACAGAAGCGATCTGGTCAGCAGTTAACTTTCCATTATTTATGGTGTCTTGAACGTCTTTAGGGTCAATATTTAAGTGTTTAGACAGTAACTCAATTGCCATGCCCCCTAGCGGGCCAGCCAGACAAGTAGCCAAAGTAGGTGCTATGCTAGTGATCCAGTTCATAAATCCCCCTTGATTCTTTGATAATCTAAGTGAATACCATACATGAGCGTGCAAAAAACTGTGAGTAATATAAAGACTCCAGTTGTAAGCGCCAACCTAACTTGGTATTTTTCAATAAGAGCTGCTCGTCTTCTAGCAGCAATCTCAAGTGCTTTTTTTGTTCACGCTCGATTTTTTCTCGCTCTTTACGAACAATCTCACGCATTTCTGTGAACTTTGACCACAACCCTGGCATTCCAATCTGGTAAATAATCATCTCACGAAGCTCAGTCTCCATCTGCTCAATCTGTTGTTGACGCAAGATTCGGTTCATTGCCTCCTCGTTAATGGAGATATTCTTAGGTAATGGGTTTTTCTTAGCTTCTTTTTCAGCTTCTTTAAAAGCCTCTTGATGCGTAAAGAACGCCCCTAGATTTTTGCCAATGTCTCCAACAATATCCCCTACGTCTTTGCCATCTTTCTTGAAATCTTGATAAAGATCAATGCACTCACGAATCCCTGCGTGAGCAGCCTTGCAAGCAGCAAAGATCGTGATTGGATCAATCATTTCAAGAACTTCTCACCTATAAAATGAAGCATAGCCCCTATAAGACTAGCAAACGCCATTCCCATCCATAGCCCACCCTTGGACTGATTGGCAAGCTCTAAGAGCTTTTTAACGTCACTCCGCATATCGCTAAGTTCTTTTTCTAAAAACTCAACCTTGCTAATCAATTGGCCGTATTGGATGGGATCAATATCCATGATTATGTCTTTTGAATAAATGCTAAAGCGTAGTACAAAGGATTGTTTGTGCCTGAACTGGTCACATAGGTATTGGCTGTAAAACCGCCATTGTTACCTACAGAATAAGAATTACCTGCCCCTACAACAAACCTATCCCGCAAATCAGGAGTACCATTAGAGCCGTTACACAGAACGTAGCCACTAGGAATAGAGCCAATAGAGCCAGACCACATAATAATGCCACCACTAGGCACAGCATTAACGTTAGGACTTGTACCAATAATTCCATATAAGTTATCCAGCGTTTGTACAGTATTGTTAGAGGAGTCTGTCAATACAAACTTGTAAGAATAACCATAAGTTAACCAAATCTCATTTGGTGGTCTACCATCAGTCCCTAGAACAATTGGGTTTGTGTTGGCCGTGTTACCAGTGTTGTCTGTATAAGTGTTTAATGGGGTTGAAGAACCCGCTTGGTAGGTGTAGATAAATCCACCAGCCAAAGGGATATTAGGTGTTGTGGAGGATAGGAATTGAAAACCATTTCCTACAGGTGATAGATTGACTGCCATTATGGTTTGCCCTTAATGTTAATTGTGCCAAGATCGCTTAGCATTGATGGGGGTTTCGGCTGTAATGTTTGCTGCAATTTAGCTTGTTGTTGAGCTTGCAATGCTTGTGCTGCTTTTTCTTCTGCTCTGCCTTTAAAAAATGTTCTTGCTATTGTTCCTGCAGGAGATGCAGTTTTCAAATTAATTCCTTGTTCTATAGCAGAACCTAGTAGTGAGCCGCCTTTTTCAAATGCTTGACCAATTGGTCCAGCATTAACAACCATTCCACTACCGCTTAAATTAGCATAATTTCCTGATATTGCTGAATGATCTGTCATACGTGCATAATCAGCAAAATCTTGTAATTCTTTTAAATTTTCAGACCCAAGCATTGTTTTTAAATTAGTAGCATAGCCTTTAACTGGGTCATTGATAAAAGTATTAATTGCCGCTTGACTCGGTTTACCTTGCGTTCCTTTTATGCCTGCTCTACTTTTTAAACCTTCTAACAATGCCGCATTTAAACCTTGATGTTCTGGTGTATCACGTCCAATTTCTTCTAATAATCTGTTTAAATTGACTTGTGGAGTTTTATCGCTGTAATGTTTATCTATAAAATTACTTGCAGCTGGATGTGGAACATTGGCTGCTTTTTCTTCCGCAGTCCTTATATCGCCTTCAACAGCTGTTTTATATGCTGGCACAGATTCAATCAAATCTTTTCTAGCTTTATAAGCCCTTCTAGCATCGTCTGCTAATGCTTTTTGTTCTGCTGTGCCTTCTTCCATAGGAATAGACTCAAAAGCGTCTCTAATAGCTCCTATAGCTGCTTTGACGTTGCCGTCTTTGGTTGCTCTTTGAGCAGTAGCTAAAATTGTTCTATATTGCTCATATTTTTTATATGGTATTGAATCTAAATCTTCAATTTTTTTAAGTATATTTTTAATTTCATTAGGCACAAATTCATCACGCCCAATTTCTTCTAAGTTTTTAGTTGCTAATTCAACTATTGATTTACCAGCAACCGGCAATTCACCACCATTTGAATCAGCAAATTTTTGATATTTTTGGCTTATGTCTTCTAATCTTACGTTGTCATTGGAAACCATTTTTTCTAGTGCAAGGTTAGCCGCTGCTTGAGGTGTTGTTTCAAAAACTTCTGGTGTTATTTTTTGCTTTGTTTCTTCAATTGCATTGATTACCTTTTGATCACGTTCAGCAAATTTCTGATGCAATGCTTCATTACCAGGCTTATTTTGAGCGTTATATTCCTCAGACATAATTCTTGGGTCTTGCAACGCCTGTCCTTCAGTTGGCATATCATTAAATTTATTAAATAATTTATGCGTTTTAATGTATTGCAAGTCATGTGCGCCTAAATTATTTTCAGAAACGCTAGAATATGCTTGTTTTAAGTGTTCGGGTGCTGTAGCCAATTCCGCTTTAACACTTGTTGCCAAATCTGTAGCTGCTGCTCCTGCATTTTGCAATCCACCCATTACAGGCTTACCCATCGTTTCCATGCGTACTTTAGGCAAAGTAGGCATCTTGGCACGTTGAGACATTAATGATTGCGCTTCTGGCAATATAGGAGGTGCTTTACTAGCTTCAAAAAGACTTTGCAATTGCTGTGCATAATCTTGACCAACTGGTGTTGATGGTTGGTAAGTAAGTGATTGTTGAGTTTGCGCTGCTGCTTTTTCTGCTTCTCTTATACCTGCTTGTGTACCAAATTTGCCACTTGCTAAATTAGCGCCAATTCCTACAACACCACTCAAAGGAACAGAAATTAAACCAGTTAAAGCACCTAAACCAACTTCTCCAGCTCCTATTGCTTTCTCAAAAAAACCAGGCGTTTCTTTTACCTTATTCTTGTTTCTATCAACAGAACCAAGCATCATTTGATCTAAATCATCTAATTGCGGTTCTTGCGTTGGTTGTAATTGAGGATTGTTGCCAAACATTGTGCTTTTTTTAGGTGCAACAATATTAGCCTGTTTTGCTGGCGCTTCAGTTTCATCCTCAAACATTGCAGCATAAGCACTCATTACAATTCCCCAGTTCTAGACAATTTCAATAGAGTATTTTTTTGCTGAGTTAAATTATTAATTTCTTGTGGTGAAGCACCTTGGAATAATTTGTCAATCTTTTTAATTTTTTCTTCTTTGGATATGTCACTATTGTTAATAGCTATTGCTTCAAAAATTCTAGTGTCTTTTGCATTTTCAGACCACATTTGTTGATATTTTTTAATATTATTGTCGCCATATTTTTTTGCAAACTCTTGTGCGCCTTTTGCTTGCAATTCAATATTAGTCAAATCTGCTTGTGCTCGATGAGCAATATTTTGCAATACTTCTGGTGGATATGTGTAATCACCATTTGCAGCCGACTGCAATGTTTTGTCAGCATCTGTCCGCAGACCCATTGCTTGCATATTGGCAAGTTGTACATTAGCTAAATTTTTACTAAGTTCTTTGTACTTAATGCCCATTTCAGTACCCATAAACTCGCTGTACGATCTACCCATTTTTCCAAAGAATCCAGCACCTTGATTTATTTCATTTTTTTGTAATTCTTCTGCACCTTTAATTACCTCATTAATATTACGTTTTAATGTTGGCAGATTATTAGTATGATTTACTAATTCATTTCGGTATTTATAACCACTAGCTTGGTCATCTGCTTCACTTGGAGCATATGGCCTAATGTCTCCAGCTTTACGAACTGGGTAAGGCAAACCCATTTGCGTAGGTGTTACACCTTGAGTTTGACCTTGAAGCATACCTGGCATACCGGGGGGCAAAGGCCCACCTTGAGTCTGACTTGGAGGTTGATTAATGTTTAATGGAGCAGCACTACCAGTTGCAGAAGTAAATGTAGCTGGAGCACCGCCAACTGTTGTAAGTTGTGGCGTTTGCAAACTCTGTTGTGATGTTGGTGTAATTCCTGATTGAATAATGTTTTTCAATGCTTGTTCAACATTAGCGTGTTTGCCTGAAACTGCTAAATTTTTTAATGGTGCAAATCTAGCTTCAGTTTTTAATTCGTGTTCAGGATCGCTTTTAGTTAATAATTTAACTTCATTTTCAGCGTCTTTTAAAACTCTTAAAACTTCACTTGGACTACCTTTTAAACCTTTATCGTTTAAAAATCCACCCAATTTTTGATTAATTTGTGCGTTGTAATCTTTGTCATAAGCAAACGCATCTGATAAAGTTTTAGTTTGTGCTTGCTTTGCCGCTTCTTGTGTTGATGTAATTTCAGGTTGTAAAGTTGCTGCCGACTTAGTTGTAGACAACTGTTTAGCAAAAACATCTAAAGGGTTGATCTTTTGCGCTTGCTCAATTTCCATTTGTGCTTTTTGAATAGCCAATGGATTCATCTGCTTGGCTTGCTCAAGTTCCAATTGAGCTTTTTCCAATTGCAATGGGTTTAATTGCTTAGCTTGCTGGTATTGTTGCATACTAGACAATGGGCTTAGTATGTCATTCAATGACGTTTGTTTTGTTGTTGGATAATCTGTGAATACTGGCATGATTTACCCTTATGCTAAAGCAGCGACTGTTGCAGTGTTTGCCAAATTGCTCAATAGATTTGCATTGTTTACTGCTTGTGCAGTTGTAGCACCCGCTTGAGTGGCTGCCAAACCTGTTGTAACGTTGCCGTATGTGTTGGCCAATTGACCACCCAATGAACTAAGTTGTTGGTTTGCAGTCTGGCCAATACCAGCTTGTCCAGCCAAATTGCTGTAAATGTTCTGACGTTGTGTTTGATAGTTATTAAACGCATTCTGATATGCACCTTGGGCATAATTCTGAGAATAGGTGTTTAATCCTTGTAATGTGTTACCAGACAACAAGCCACCGCCCATGTTTGCAGCATTTCTGTTTGCTGCTTGACCTTGTTGTAGTGAAAACGCATAGTTAGGTGCTAATTGTGCGTTTAAGTCTTGATTGTTAAACTGGTTTGTTAAATACTGTTGCGTTGTTGGTGCAGCCAAAACATTTGTAGCTTGTGTGCCCAATGCTTGGTATGGTTGTTGAATTTGGCTTTGTGCCGTATATAAACCATGAAGCAAATCTTGTGCGTTTGTGGCGGCTGCCGCTTGTGTGCCCGCTGCGTTACCAATAGCTTTGTTAGTTAATGCTGTTCCAAGAACAGAAGCAGCGGCTGGAATTCCTAGAGCAGCAGCTTGTGCGGCAGTCAATCCTGTGGCAGCAGCGGCCGCTGGTAAAACGCCTGTTGATGTATTTTGCCCTGCCGGTGTCCCCACCACATTGCCAGCGGTGTTAGTAATTGCTGTGCTTGGAGTTGTAACGCCAGTATTAATTGTATTTAAAGCAGTGCCTACTGCTGCTCCAGTTGCTGGATTAATTGGCAATCCACCTGTACCTGTTGGCGTTACTCCACTTGAACCCAACACACCAGATGGGGTTGCTGCTGTTGTACCAGATGGTATTGTGATACCTTGGCCACCGCCCATTGATGACAGGTTAGTTGCCCCTGGTGCTTGTAACCCTAGTCCATTGGTTAAGCCTGTATTTGGGTTAACACCGCTTGTATCAAACAGATTTGTGCCTGTTCCTTGGGATACATTTAAACCTGTTCCTGTTGAACTTGTTGGAGCAACAGAATAATTGGTATTTCCCAATCCAGTTGTATCGCCTACTTGGGGTGTACTAGGTACACTAGGAGTTGATCCTGATGGCGTTGCAGGTGTATTTAATGTATCTTGGACTGATTGTGGCAATGAGCTTTTAACTGCGTCAATAGCGCCATTTACCATTTGCCCAATTTGTGATGTGGGGTTTTGTGCCGCATATACGCCAGCAGCACCCAAAGCATTAATAAGGGCTAGTCCATACTGACCCTTGTTGGCAGCAGATGCAGAATTGTAGGCAAGAATGTATGGAGCAACTGCTGGAAATACAGCTGCAATAGCAGGGCCAGCCGTGGCCATGAAAGCATCTGGGCCACCAGCAAATCCACCTGCCCCAGCGTTTAACCCTACGTTTTGCACATTAGCAGCGGTAACAGGAGCAATAGTCCCAGACTGGTCTGTTTGGGCAGTAACTTGGATCATCCCATTTCCGCTAGGAATGTTGATACCTGTACCATTTGGCCCAACTTGAACCTGATAATTGCCAGCTATGGGCGATCCTGTGGTTTTGTCAATAAGGTTATAAGCGCCTGTATCAGCGTTGTAATTAACTGCTGCATTACCGCTTGTCAATGCAGTTGCAAGGGCTGGATTGGCTTGTGAAGCCGTAGTAATCATGCTATCTGATGCTTGGCCGTAGGTTGTGCCAACTGCGCCAGGTGCTGTTGTACCCACAAACTGAGGTGCTGCGGTGATACTTGACAGAGGTGTGCCACTAGGTGCAGATGCAGGTGCAGGTGCAAGTGCGGGTGCAGGAGCAGGAGCAGATTGTGCAACCTGAGTAACCTGTTGTGGGGTCACATTCATACCAGTGGCTTGGCTTACCAAACTAGCAATGGTACTAGGGTCTGTAATGCCATAGTTGGCAGCAGCCCTAAGAATTGCCTGTTGCCCATCAGCAGAACCCATGTTGTCATTGACAAATGTAGTCCATTCAGCTGGCAAACCATTTACAGCATTTGAAACCGCATTATTGACTGTTGATAAATCCATTACTTCCCCTCATACATTGTAATAGGGCACTTTGAATGCCTTGCCATTTACAGTGACGTTGATAAACCCCACAGGATTAGCTGGTAACGTTGCCGATCCAGTTGTTGCTGTGGTAGCCGAGGAGAAGTTCAACAAGTTCAAAAAGAACTGTTGCCATGCCCTAGTAGGCCGATTCGTGTTTTTGTCTAAAAATTCTGCCTGTGGATAAGGCTGAAGCTGAGAGGTGTTTTTTGTGATAGTCAATTTTCACCTCCAGTCATCTTTAGGTTTGCCGAAACAATCACAGCCTTGACAGGATCGGTCACAACGACCTCAAACACTCTGTCTCTAGCCGTACCTAAACGCCTCCAAATTGCACGATTCTGGTATCTACCAATAGCGCCTATTGTAGTCCAATGTTCCTTACTCCATGTACTTCCACCATCATCTGACCATCTAAGCATAGCCTGTGGATTAGTTGTGGGTGTTTGCGAGTTAACTGCATTTTGATTGCCCAAATAAATGGTTTGGGGTGCTGCAATCGTTAACGTGGCATTGGCGACAATGATGTAAGGAGAAGATAAAAATGTGGCCGTATTGAGAGATAAACCAATCTGACCCACGCCAGGCTCAAACTGAATCTGCAATTCCTCAAAGAATTGACGTTGGAAATCTGCAACAAGATGAGGCGCACGCCTTAGTCTTCTAATGAACTGGCCATCGTCTGTGTAATTGAGCTTGTCTAACTCGTAAATCTTACCATTGGCATAGTCACCAATTAAAACCATTCCCTGAAATACAGCACAACAGTTTCCTCTGTGCCTTTCGTATTGATTCTGGTTTGTACAGTAGAGCCATTTGTGCCATAAGCCAGAGGCAACGTCATAACACCAAGTGAGGTTAAGAGTAGGAAACGAAATAACATAAACTTCATGGCCTTCTAATTGATACGTCCATGCAATAGCATCACTGATGTATTGATTGGCCAACGTATTTTCTACAGCATGGGTAGAAATCCTCTGGGGGATATAGCCTTTCATTTGCATGATTTGGCCTTGTCCCCTATTGTTCCTAGACAAATAAGCGAACGAATCACCTAGCCTAGACACGCTGAATTGGGCAACAATGCCATGTTGAGTGGATGTGCCAGGCACTCGTTGGAATGGGAATGGAAATAGACCGGCATCCACCCAAACCTCAGAGCTAGCCTCGCCCATCAAGTAAATCTCTCGATGGTCAACAATAAGAGCAACCAAGTTATCAGGTGAGCCATCTTTAGACCCAAACGATAACTGCTGTGAAATAGGACTCAAAACGTCTGACGCACCAAATTGCTGAGAACTTGGGCGGTTGTAAACAAAGTAGTTATCAATGATGTCTACTGAGTTAGCACCACTAAATGCACCATCAGATGATGGTAAAACAGTAAAGTCTAGCGCATACATGGTTTCAGAAGCCACAGCAGTATTGCTAGACAAAGTGTAATTATTAAACCCTCCAGCTGGCGTTCCAATAGTAGTAATAATAGTATCTACAGGTAAACCAGTTCCTTGAATAGTCTGCCCAAGGTATAAATTTGCTGTAGTAGCTAGATTAGCATTTGTAGTGCCAGTGGTGATTGAGCCTGTAAAACTGGTAGTATTTGAGCTGTTCATCAATGTAGCACTAACAGTCTGCGATATATTCACAGTCCAAGTCCCACCAGAACCGCTCAAGATAACAGTCTCTTGAGATACTCCAACACCAAATAGTACTTGCCCCACAGCAATAGTACCGCTTTGCAGGTTAGTAACTGTTAACGTAGTTCCTGTTATAGAACCAGTAAAAATAGCGGTTGTAGGAGTTGTAATTCTCCATGTGTACCGATAATTACCATCAACAATATAGCAATTTAGGCCGTTGTCTGTAATACCAACATGGCCAGAATTTGAATTGAGTATGCCGACAATTTGAGGTGTCAAAGTACTGGACAAAACATAGACGTATGCGCCACAGACTGCAATCATTTGATTGCCACCTGATAGTGTACGCATACCCCTAATTTCTGCTCCAGCGGGTAAAACTACTTGTGTAGTAAGGCCTGGCGTTGGATAAAGCGCAATAACCCCTCTTGATCCCTCTGGCTTAGTAGGATCAATTTCTGGGATAAAGTTTATACACTCACTTGCATCCTGATAGATGGATTGAGCTGTATAACTTGCACCTACAAAACCAAAATCAGGCATTTAATTTCCTTAACGTAGGAAGCCGCCAGTCAAAATCCAACCAGCATCTTTGGCTCTGCTCATCAGCAAAGCGTCAGAATATCTAGCACTCTGTACAGGTTTCATGTTTGTACGCTTTAACGTACTCTTACCTTGCGCTGCAAAGGCGTTAACCATTTGTATTTGCGTTGTACTAGCTTTACCATACTGGGGCATCAAACGCTCTGCTAGACACCATTCTAGGCAGCTTTCAAAGCCTTGTGGCAATAACATTGTGTCGTTGATTGAAGTGTATTGGCTGAACAGTGTATCGGCAAAAATGTGCATTTCACCTTGAGCTGGATTAGGCCAAACAAACAGATTACCAAGCGTTTCTGTAGGTTGATAATAAAGCGCTTTAGGCCAAGGGCCATTTAACGTCTTTAGACCAATCATTTCATAGTCTTCAACGTTCAGGATAGCAACAGGATAATCTAGCCCACCATTGAGAATTGGTTGGCCATTAGATGATGTGTTAACTCGCACAAAGGCAGAATTGATGCTCAATGGGCGCTGATAAAAGGCGTTCAAGGTTGTAGAACTGACATTTTGGGATATGTTTAGCTGATATGTACCAGCCTCGTTCACGTTCCCACCAGCGCCAGTTAAGAATCCTGTGATCTTAGTGCCTGTTTGCACACCAGTTCCAGTAATTGTCATGCCCAAAGAAATAGCGCCAGATGTGATGGCCGTCACATTTAGAACGTTATTAGTGATTGATCCTGTAAAGACTGCACCGATCTCACCGCCTGGGCCAATCGTGTATTGGGTCTGACCAGGTGTTAAGGTATAGATGATTTCTGTTTTATAAAACACCATCATCTGCTCATTAGACCACTGGTCAATCATTCGATTCATCATAATGAATGCGTCTTGAGCAGCTTCTGGACTAGGCGTTTCCCCCGCAGCCAATGCGCCAATGTCTTTTAAAGCAGAGCTGATAATATCAATGGGGGTAGTCATCAATTATCCTTTTATATTGGGGATGAATATTTGAGGTTTCCAAGGAGCAACAACCTTTTCTTTGGCCAATTCTTGATGCTGCTCTAAGATTCTTCCCGATATTACAGGGTTGCCATCAATAATTTCATCTTCTTGTATCCAACTGATAACAAGTTCTTCTGTGATTGTGTCAAATGGAACGTCAGAATGTGGCCTTTTAAATGTCCAATTACCTTCTGCTTCAACCAATTGCTCGTTTTCTACATGAGAAATATGGTACTTGACGGCCGTAATAACGCCATCTTGTGCTTCTATTTCGTCAATACGCCATTTCATGCGGCAACCCAATTGGTTGTAACTTCATCCCATGTGTACATTTTTGGTGGATCACCTTGTCCAGCATCACTAGGCATAGCCACGGGTGAATTCCACAGGCAAGTGTTTTCATCTAAGACCCAAGAGTTATAGGGCTTGGGAGGTATGAAAGCATCTCGCTGAGCGTCATAGGTGTATCCAAGGCCAGCGTAATTCTTACGAAATGGAGTGCCACCCAATGAGTGAACACCTCCATGCGTGTTGTAACTGGTTTGTTTGTATATGTCACCTGTACGAGCAGACAATTCAGCCTCTAATCCATTGTCCTCGTCTCGTCCTACTGTGACGAATATTACTACGTTGTTTTCGTCTAATTTTGCAAAGTGACTCATTGTGTTTTCCTTAACTGAATGTCACAGTTTCTGAAGTTGTTGATGTTGCAGTGATTGTGTAAACTTTGTTTGCGCCAACTGTTGCAGATGTTTGTGTTACACCAGCGCTAAATGTTGCAGTACGTGCAGAGGGTATAGAGATGATTACAACGCCAGAACCGCCTGAACCTGATATTGTTGGTGCGCTATTTGCACCACCACCACCGCCTCCACCTGTGTTAGCAGTTCCATCGCCACCAGCAGTTACTCCATAATTTGCGCCTGTTCCACCTCCACCAGTTCCACCAGTGCCGGGAGTTCCAAATGCCGCACCACCACCGCCACCAGAATAATAAACGCTTGAACCAGTTATGCTATTTGTAAGGCCAACACCACCATTACCACCTGTCAAATAAGTAGTTGAATTTCCACCAATTGCGCCAGCTCCACCGCCTCCAGCACCAACAGCTCCTGTTGATGTATTACCACCATTATTGCCTTGTCCAGATATTCCTGTTCCACCAGTTGAAACTGTGTTATCGCAAGCACCACCACCAGAACCACCATTACCTATGGATGGTAAGCCACTTGCTCCACTTCCACCGCCTCCACCTGCCGTTGATGTTATGCTACCAAAAACTGAATTAAATCCATTGATTGCTGTATAACCAGAGCTACCAGCACCGCCAGCACCAACAGTAACAACATAAGAAGTGCCAGTTGCAACAGAAGTTGAACTTGCCAACATACCACCTGCACCACCTCCACCGCCAGTGCCTGATTGGAATATTTCTTTTCCACCTGCACCACCACCAGCAACTACTAAATAAGTAGCAGTAAAACTAAAAGTTGGCTTTTTAGCCCCAGTAAAGAAAAAGTCTAATGCGCCAAACATATTAAGCAAACGCCTG